ATAGAAGATAATATCGATGAAGAAATAGTAAATATAAATTACGAATTAAAATCAAAATTTAAAGATATAAATAAAATATCAATTAATGAATATTGGTTAGAAGTAGAATTTGTTTTCTTAGATGGATATAAAGATATGGTTTGGAAATCTATCTTTAACGATAAAGATTTTAAAGATATTGTTGATGAAATAATAGAATATAAATATAATTATGATTATGACTTTGATGAAAGTAAAGAAAAAAGAGAAAGAATTAATATCCCTATACATTTAGGGATGGCAGCAAAAGAAATTTTATATATTTCAAAAGAAATAGAAAAATATATAAAAGAACGACTTAATTTTTTACATAATATTTTAGAATCAATGGAATTTTGGAAATCGTATATAGATTAAATAAATAAAGGAGAAAAAAATGAAATACCCATTAGGAAGTATAGTATTATTTAATTCTAAAAAGGGTGGTTGGTTTTCAGCAGCACAAAGGTTTTTTACTAGAAAACCATATACGCATTCAGCTATTATATTTCCAGATGAATTAGGAATACCGTCTTTTTTTGGGGCGGATATGACAGTAAATAAACAACCAGTATCTGTATTTGAAAATGATTTAACAGTTGATTATCAAGTATGGGAATGGGTTAATATTCCGCAAGAACGTATAGAAGAAGTGTTACAATATATTTATACTACTTTTGCTGGAAAAACGTATGATTTTCTACAAGTAGTGTGGTTTGTATATAGATGGTTTATGGAAGTGTTTTTTCATAAAGATGTACGTAAAAGAAAAAATTGGTTTGGTACACCAAAACATCCTATTTGTTCTGAATTAACTTGGTATTTTTGTCAAGCAATGACTATAGATAAACCAATATGTCAAGAAATACTTAACGAGTGGTCTCCTGAGACATTTCATTCTGGAGACCAAGCTGAAGTTATGCAACGTTTTGAAAATCTTGGTGTTGTTAGAAAAATTTACGAACGATGGGAAAAATAAATTATTATAATAAGGAGTATTTATGGAAACTTTTATTTTATCTTTGTTAATTATTTTAGTGCTCGGAATTATAGATTATTTCGCATATAATATTGTATATAGAAATACATTAGCATTACATTTTTATCGTGTAATTCAAAATATTAGTTGGATACTGATTTCTTATAATTTATTTATTATAAAACCAATATATGCTTTTCAATTTTTAATTTTATATTTTGGATGGTTAGCAGATTGGGTTTACTATTTTATATGTGAACTAACAGATGGTTTCGGTACAAAATGGTTGCCTGGTAAAGGAGCTATTAAATCTGAAGTTCTTTCCGATTCTGTTGTTTGGGCATGGTGGACATTTGTTGGCATATTCACACGATGGATTCCTGGAAAAAAAGATGTTCCAATAAAAGGAATAGTTTTAATTATTCAAAGTGTTGTTTGCATACTCATATCTTTACTTATTGGCCTATAATAGCAGAAGGCTTACAGACATATCACCAGATTGCACGAACATATTATACTACTTACACAAAAGTGGATAAGTAAAATTATTGTTCCTACGAGTATCCTTGAATTAAAACTAAAATTTCGTTAGATTACATCTACATATATTTACACCTCAATTATTCAATTTCAGGAGTTATTTCTGCTATGGATAAGTTTCGTCTTTCAGACTCTTTTGTAGAATCTTATAAAAATAAAAAACCACCATTTGGATTTAATGGATTAGGAGAATTAGTATTTTTTCAAACATATTCACGTGTAATTCATACTACTTCATGCAAAGAAAATAATTATAAAAATTGCAATTGTCCAAACGAACAATGGTGGGAAACATGTAGAAGAGTTGTTGAAGGTACTTATAATATGCAGAAAAAGCATATAGAAACTCATGGATGTGGTTGGAATGCATGGCAAGCTCAAAGGTCAGCACAACAAATGTATGATAGAATTTTTAATATGAAATTTCTCCCACCTGGAAGAGGATTATGGGCAATGGGAAGTGAAATTACTGAGGAAAAAAATTTATATGCGTCTTTGAATAATTGCGGATTTGTTAGTACAAAAAACTTAAAAGAAGATTTAGCTAAACCATTTTTATTTTTGATGGATATGTCGATGTTAGGCGTTGGAGTAGGTTTTGATACTCTTGGATCTGGACAAATAATAATTAAAGGGCCTAATACAAAAAGAAATAAAGAAGTATATCAAATACCAGATTCAAGAGAGGGGTGGGTAGAATCATTAAGATTATTATTAGAATCTTATTTTTTAGGTACTGCTCCAATAGAATTTGATTATTCATTGATTAGACCAGCAGGTTCAATAATTCGTGGATTCGGAGGTGTAAGTTCTGGATATAAAGCATTGGAAGATATGCATAATGATATAAAAAAAGTTTTAGATAAAGAAAAAAATCAGCCTATATCTGTAACTGCAATTGTAGATATAATGAATTTAATTGGTAAGGCAGTTGTATCTGGAAACATTAGGCGTAGTGCTGAAATAGTATTTGGTGATATTAATAATACTGAATATTTAGATTTAAAAAATTATAGTAAGAATCCACATAGAGAAAGTTATGGATGGGCTAGTAATAATTCGGTTTTTGCAAAAATTGGGGATAATTACGAAAGTGTTTGTGAAAGAATTTTAATAAATGGTGAACCTGGATTTGCATGGTTAGAAAACATGCGTAATTTTTCTAGAATGAATAATGGACCAGATTATAAAGATAGACGCGCAGATGGAGGAAATCCTTGTCTAGAGCAAACACTTGAATCCTATGAATTATGCAATCTTGTAGAAACTTTTCCTTATAGACATTCATCATTAGAAGATTTTCTTACAACTTTAAAATATGCGTATTTATATGCTAAAACAGTTACTTTAGGTAAAACTCATTGGGTAGAAACAAATAGAATTATTTTAAGAAATAGAAGAATAGGGTGTTCTGTAAGTGGTATAGCTCAATTTATTACAAAATATGGTATAGAAACTTTAAGACAATGGTTAGAAGCTGGATATAATGAAATACAAAAATGGGATGGAGTATATTCTGAATGGTTAGCTGTGCCAAGAAGCATTAAAACCACTAGCGTAAAACCAAGTGGATGTCGGCCATCGGATGCTTTAACCTCTACAAAACAAGGTATATTAACTCTTGAAGAATTATTTGAACAGCATAATGAAAAAGAAATATGGTCTAATTGTGAAGGATATACTGTTATTCAGGAAAATAATACTGAAGAGAAAATAGTTAAAACGTATGTTAATGGAAAAACTCCAGTATATAAAATATTATGTAGTTATAATATAGAATTAAGGTCAACTGGTAATCATTTATGGTGGGTAAAAAAGAATTACAAAAATAAAAAATATAATGACGTAAATATATGGAAAAAAACAGACGAACTAACTTCAGAAGATATATTAGAAATAGTGCCAGGTATTTATGATAAAGATTCTCCAGTATATCTAAAAGAATTAAATTCTATTTCATTTAAAATGAGAACAGATGCTAAAGATATTCTTCAACCGATAGTACTCACACCAGATTTAGCATGGTTCTTCGGTTATTTATGGGGAGATGGTGCTATGTCTCCAGGTAAATTTAGAATAAGATTTATAGATGTCAGGTTGGATAACCTAAAAAAAGCACAAAATATTGTAAAAGAATATTTTGGATTAGATTCTGTAATATATAAAGCAAGTCAACATAGAAAGGCTTGGACATTAGATATTAGTTCTAAGTTTTTGTGGTATTGGCTTATTCGTAATGATGTGTTCAAGTATTATAATGACAAATTATCATTCATTCCTAAAGTAGTTCGACAAGGAAGTGCTGAGGTAATTATAGCATTTATTGCTGGTTTAATAGATTCAGATGGATATGTTAGTACCCATGAAAGAAGTAATGTTGTAGTATTATCTACTACTGATGAAGAATTTGCAAGACATGTACAAGATATTAGTTTAGCTGTAGGTATAGTCTTCAATAGGTCGCATAATACACAAGGATATAATCTGCAAAAACGAAAATCTATGTGGTTACTTACTTCGATGCCTGAATCTCGTGTTGAACGTTTTATGTTATTAAAGAAGCACTCAGTAAAGATGCAAAATTATAATATGAAACGTCCAGATTTACCTTGGAGTTGTGAATTAAAAAATTATAATAGAATACTTGGAAAAGTAAAAAGTGTATCGTTAATTGGAGAAATGAATACTTATGATATAGAAGTAGAGAATTCACATTGGTACTATGCTGGTGCAGTAAAAAGTCATAACACAGTGTCGTTACTTGCTGGTGCTACACCAGGAATACATTATCCTGAATCAAGATTTTATATTAGACGCATAAGATTAAATAAATTTTCTAAATTATTAGAACCTCTAAAAAAAGCAGGATACACAATAGAACCATGTTATGGTTTAGAAGAATCTACTGTAGTTGTAGAAATACCAGTGGATGTGGGTGAAGGACTTCGTTCTGTATCTGAAGTATCTATGTGGGAACAGCTATGTCTCGCAGCATTTATGCAAAGATATTGGAGTGATAATCAAGTATCAGCAACTATAACATTTGACCCAGAAAAAGAAGGGCATCAATTAGCTAATGCGTTAAATTATTTCCAATATCAATTAAAAGGTATATCGTTTTTACCACGTTCTACAACTAAACCATACAGACAAATGCCATATGAAGCAATAACAGAGGAACAGTATAAAGAAAAAATAAAAAATATTAATAAAGTTAATTTTGGACGTGTTAGAGGTTCCGAAGCTGATGTTGATAAATTCTGTTCAAACGATGTTTGTGAAATAAAATCTGGAGTATAATTATGAACGATAATTCTATTATGCCTTTTGGTAAATATAAGGGCACTAAATTAATAAATGTACCAGCTAGTTATCTATTGTGGTTATATAGTCAATGGGCTGAAACTACACAATTAGATGATAATCAAAAAGAACTTAAAGAATATATTGAAGATAATATGAAAGTACTAGAAATGGAGTTAAAGCAGGAGAAAAAAAAGATATGACTGTAAGACTTATAGCTATAACAAGTCCATGTTTATCTGAAAAAAAATTAACTCCAGAAGAATTTATAGTCTATATAGCTCGTGTTAGTAATCCTTCAAATCAATTAAATACTGAAACTGCTAATGTTTTATTAAAATATCTTATAGATAATAAACATTGGTCTCCATTTGAACATGTAACAATGACTGTAGAGATTACTACAAGTAGAGCTATAGCACAGCAAATTATTAGACATCGTTCATTTTCATTTCAAGAGTTTTCTCAAAGATATTCTATTGTTAATGAATTTGAACCAATTCAACTTAGATACAAGGCTGATAAAAATAGACAATCTTCTTCAGAAGAATTAAAAAATGATGATAAAATAATAGCATATGAAATAGTTAATAATGTTTTGAAAACAATTCAAGATGCATATAAAAAATTAATAGATATGAATGTAGCAAAAGAATGTGCACGATTTATATTGCCTTTAACTTCTAAAACTGTAATTTATATGACTGGTTCTGTTAGGTCATGGATTCATTATATACAATTACGTTCTGATGAGCATACTCAATTAGAACATAGACAGATAGCTAAAAATATAAAATCTATATTTAAACAAAATTTTCCTTTTATTTCTAAATGTTTGAATTTTTAATTTTTTTATAACTTTATTATGGAGAATCATTTTATGAATAAATATTCATTATCAATAGATGGATTTTTAATGCGAAATGGTAGATATTTAATGTGTCCATTTTCAAGAAATAATTGCGGTGAATTATGCGCTTTATTTGAAAAATTAGAAGTGGGTGTTACATTACATTGTAAGAATGTTTATTATCCATTGAATTCTATAGAAAATAACAATAATGATAATAATTATGATAATAATTGTATTAATGAATATGAAAAATAATATTATTGAATTTAATCCTATATTATCTGGAACAGGTAATAAATATTGTAAACATGGTAACGGAACAGGTTATGGAGACTTTTTATTTGGAGATGGATTATATAATGGATTTAGAAATGGTAATGGAGTAGGTACGGGGTATGAATATGCAAATGATTATGTATATATTCACTCTATTTTTTTAGAAAAATTAAAATACAATTTAAATATTTAAGGGTAATAAACTAATGGAAATTAATCTTTCTCCAAGAGATTCACTTGATGAATTATTAAATAAAGAAAAAATATGTCAATGGAGTGAAGTAAAAAATAATACATTTTATCCTTCATCTAAAACAATAGATAAATTAAAATCTGGTAAATACGTGTGTAATTGGTATAGAGGATTACCAACTCTTGAATGGCGTGATATTACATTAGATGAATTATATGTATTTCCTAATAGTACTATGGAAAAAGTATTATTAGAAGTTAAAGATTTTTATAATAATAAAGAAAAATATTTAAAACATAATTTATTACATAGAAGAGGACTATTATTATACGGACATCAAGGTAATGGTAAGACATCTATAGTACAATGTATAATGAAATGTGTAATTTTTGAACAAAATGGTATAGTAATAGATTGTGATTGCGACCCACTGCTTCTAGAAACACTTTTAGATAGTATTAGAAAAATAGAACCAGAAAGACCAGTAATGTGTATTTATGAAGATATAGACTCTATAATAAATAACTATGGTGATGATAAAATATTATCAATACTAGATGGTGAATATCAAATTAATTATGTATTAAATGTTGCTACTTCAAATTACGTAGAAAAATTAGATAACAGAATAATTAATAGACCAAGAAGATTTGATAGTATTATTAAAGTTCCTACTTTATCTAGAAAAGAAAGAGAATTATATTTTGAAAAGAAAATAAAATTTAATAATGAAGAGGAAAAAGATAAATGGTTAAATGCTACTGAAGGATTTTCTTTTGCAGCATTAGCAGAAATGGTTATTTCAGTAAAAATATTAGAACAAAATTTTGATGAAACTGTTAAAAAATTAAGAATGATGTGCAAAAATGAATCTGTCAAAAAACCGCTAGGGTTCGGTGAATAAAAATTAATATTTTAACTATTGACAAATCAAATATATTATATTATATTATTAGTGTAATTAACTGATTTAATATTTATAGGAGATACATTATGCCTCATTATGTTGAAGATATGGTTAGTACAAAAGGTATTGTGCCATGGCATGGTATTGGCACAGTACTTAAAGAAAATTTGATTACTGCTGAAGATATTATTAAACATGTTAATTTTGATTTTGAAGTTCAAAAAAGACCAAATTCAACAATTGTTAATGGAAAAAATGTAATTCATGATGATTCATTTTCCCTAATAAGAGTAAATAAAAATGGTAGTGAGTCTGTACTGTGTAGTACAGTTGGAAAAAATTATACTGTTATACAAAATATTGAAGCATTTGATTTCTTCGATAATATTGTCGGTAAAGGAGAAGCAATTTATGAAACTGCTGGCATTTTGAAAAATGGAAGGATTTGTTTTTTAACTGCTGTTCTTCCAGACTATATTAAGGTACTTCGTGAAGAAGATAAAGTTAAAAGTTATGTACTCTTGGTTAATTCCCACGATGGTACAACCGCACTTAGAGCTATGTTTACTAATGTTAGAGTTGTCTGTAATAATACTTTAACAGCAGCGATTAATTCTGCTGAATCTGTGGTTTCAATTCGGCATACAAAATCGGCTAAAGAAAAATTAGTTGAAGCGCAAAGGTTAATGGGATTGGTTAATCAATATAATCAGGAAATTTCAAAAATATTCAATAAAATGGCATTAACTAATATTACAGATAATGATATTCTTGATTATGTTAATAAATTAATTCCAATAGAAGACAATGATTCTGAATTGGTAAAGGAAAGAAAAAAAGAAAAGCATGATTTAATAATCGATTTAATGGAAAATGGAGTTGGTTCTGAACTTTATGATGGTAAAACTGTTTGGGGATTGTACAATTCAACAGTAGAAATGATAGACCATCATTTTAATTATCGAAATGAAGAATCACGGGCAATTTCTTTACTAGGAAATGCTTCTAATTTAAAAAAGGAATCTTTCTCATTAGCATTGGAGTTGATATAAAATGAAGTATTGGATGGTTACTTATATTGATGAAGATGAAAAAATTAAAAATATATATGTAAAATCTTCTAATGAGATATTAATTCCGTTTCATATTCATGAAATAGATAATAAGTTAAAAAAAGTAACTTCTTGCAAAGAAGTTAACTTTGACGAATACAGTAAACATTTAAACAATTTAATAAATGAAGAAAAAATAGAAAATAAACATGTAGAACATATTAAAAATAATAATGTTTTACTTCTTAAAGAATGCAAAGAAAACAATGAATATTTAATACCATTTATTAATAAAAAACTAAAAGTTTTATCAATAAACGACGGTTCAGTTACAGTATTAATGGATGGTCAAATAAATACAATTTCACCTAATACAGAAGTTTGTATTAATAAAAATTAATAAAAAGTACTTGACAAATCAATTTTATTATGCTATATTTATACTGTAGATAATAACTAATTAACTAATTAATTAACCAAAAATAAGGAGAATTATAATGATGATGATTAATGGATTGAACAAAGTGCCTGCTGTGATAACACTTGATAGGGGATTTATTATGATTGGGAAGTTGTCATCCTTTGATGACCATTATCTAATCGAAGAGTGCTATAATTTAAGGTCATACAATACTGGATGCGGATATGGAATGTTGAGAAGTAACAAAAATATTATTCTGGATAAATTCAGTGACCTTAAAGTACCGTGCCATTCACTAATTCATTTTTACGAAGTAACTGAAGATGATTTCAAAAACATCACAAAAGGATTTTAAAAAAATTATAAAGGATTAAAATGGATTGGGCATCAGTAACACATCAATGGTTAATTAGGGGTCGACCAGATGAGTTTTTCAGAGCAGGACATTTCAAATTAAAGAAACCTGTTCATATTACTTTTGACGAAGATGGTAGACTTCATAGTTATGATGGTAAACCAGCAATTGAATTTGAGGAAGGTATAAAAGTGTATTTCTGGCATGGAATCGAAATGCCAGAAAAGGTGATAACTAAAAAAGAAGCAACTAAAGAAGAAATTTTGGGTATTAAAAATGTTGAAGTACGTAGAGCGTGGTTTGAAGTTCTTGGGATGAAATATTTAGAAGTACTGGACTTCGTAATAGTTGACAAAAAAATCCGTGGCGGGTTGCAATATGAACTATACAGAACTAGAAAAAAGGATGATATTACTGGAGAAAAAATTCAAGTATTAAAAATGCAATGTCCTACTGGTAGAGTATATTTTGAATGTGTGCCACCTGAAATCAGAGATGTTGATGAGGCACGTGCATGGCAGTGGGGTTTAACTAAAGAAGAATATGAACCTTATATTGAAACATAATTAACTAATCTATTAATTAAAAAAGGAGCTAAACATGAAAGCAAAACAATTTAGACAAGGTGACCTTCTCTTCGTTAGGACAAGGAAAAAGAGGTCCTCTAATCTTAAAGTAAAGGATAGTGGCGTCATTGCTTTAGGAGAAGTGAGTGGTCATGGCCACGTTCTGAAGAACGGTCTTTTACTCGAAGATGAAAATGGAAACATGTACATCGATGCACAACTGGACGCAATTGTTGAGCATGTATATGTTACAACTGGTATGCCTGCCGAACATAAACCAGTACCCTTGGAAAAGGGATTTTACAAAGTCATTCAAAAGCGGCAATATGACCCGTTCGAGAAGGCTATTCAGAGAGTTCAAGATTAACAATTATAATGATTCAGACCCTGTTAGTGCAGCGAGTGTTGGTGCTGGCGGAGCTGGGGTTTGAACTACTTAGCGAAAGCTCCGTAGTGATTGCCGTATCCACTCCAAATACGTCCAATACATTGGAGTAAATAAACTCGCACTGTTAGACTTGTTAAAATTACAGTGCGGGTTTTATTTTTTATTATTGTGTTGAAATAAATAATTGATTTAATTATATTGTAATTGATTTTATTATAAACATTATGAATAATAATATGGTGAATGAATTATTTTTTAGTAACAATGAGAATTCAATAAAAATTTATAACGACGATATATTAAACATACAAAGTATTGAATCTAATTCTATAGATTTAGTAGTTACTTCACCTCCGTATAACGTAGGTGTAGAATATAATTCTCATAATGATACTATGGATTATGATAAGTATCTTATTTTTACAAGTAACTGGCTTAATAAAATATACAGATTTCTTAAAGACGATGGTAGATTATGTGTTAATATACCATTGAATGGAAATAAAAACGGACAATACAGTATTTGTGCAGATATAACAACTATAGCAAAAAATATAGGTTTTAAGTATCATTCTACAGTTATATGGAATAAACACAACGTATCAAAAAGAACTGCATGGGGTTCGTGGCTTTCGGCATCAGCACCATATGTTATACCACCAGTTGAAGTTGTTTTGATTATGTATAAACAACAATGGAAAAAAATTAGCGGCAGTCGTGTATCAGATATAAGTAAAGATGAGTTTATAAAATGGACAAATGGAATATGGGATATTACTGGTGAAAGTAAAAAAAGAGCTGGACATCCAGCTCCATTTCCTGTTGAACTTCCTAAAAGATGTATAAAACTTTTTAGTTTCGTTGGTGATACAATACTTGACCCATTTGTTGGAAGTGGGTCTACTTTAATTGCGTGTTTTGAAACAAAGCGTAATGGCATAGGTGTAGATATAGATAAAAAATATTGTGAATTAGCAAAAACAAGAATATTAACAGAAATAACATCTAAATCTTAATTTTTTTTAATAAAAATCCAATCTTTATATTCCCTCCCAAAATACTACATATATTTTTAATATTATACTATAAAATTTAACCTATTAACATTATATTTCTTATGGGTGTTAGAAGAATGTATTGATGCAAAAGTCAATACATTCTTTTCAAATGTATGTATTGAATATCATGCGGAGGGGCACTCCGCAACAGGCGTTAAGCTCCACATTGGGGTTTGCCTGAGAATCTCCTGTAATTTACACTGGAGAATGTCACCACATTACATTATAAATAATTTTTAAACGAGGAAAGTATGATTACTACTTCTAAAGTAAATCAAAGTTTAAAAGAAATGCTTAATGAGTTAGCTTCTGTTCGTAATAATGCAACTTATTTATTAAATAAGTTGTCTACAGCAGAACCTGAAACTTTCGTTGGTGCTGGAAGGGGTGAACTTCCAGAAGACGCTAAGAATCTTGATATGACCGACAGTGTAACGGAAATGGATGAAAAACCAGGTGAAATGAAGGGCGAGGAAACTCAAGAAATTAAGACTCCAGAAGAAGCTAAAAAGACATTGAATGAAGCTATTACTGATTTAAAATCAGTTGTTGAAGGTATAGATAATATTACCGAACAGGGCAAAGAAATGGAGGAAAAGACTTCCAGCAAAACATTCAGGTTAAGTTCTAAGGTTCAAGATGAAATTGGTATTCTAACTCGTCAAGCAATAGCTGCTATAGACGATGCAAATAATGCAATTCGACACTGGTCATTCTTGCTTCGTAAATCGTCTTCTTCTTCCACAAAGAAGTCTCCGTTACAGGAAGTTGTCAATAGTGTAAAGGAAGCTAAAACTGTTTGGCAGGAGCTGGGTAAGGTGTTTTCTACCGCAGTTCCTCCCACTGGCGCACAGTTTACTGGAGACAAGGGTATAGATGGAGACGTATATTACTCAGCTAAAAAAGAATTAAAGCATTTCCAGTCTGGCTATGAAGAGTACAAGAAGGATAAGGAAAAGGAAGACAAACTTCCAAATGCAGCTTCTGAGCCTCGTTTAGTTGATGAAGGAAATCCTCATGAGCTTAGTGCTTATGTTAATGCAAAAGCTGTTAAAAAGAACAATGTATTTAGTTCTGCAATTGTTGTTCGAGCATTGAATAAAGACCGTAAAGGTAAATATGCAGTTGTGACATGGGACAAATTATCTCCTGTTGTTGGAGAAAAAACTGCTGAAAATTATGAAATATTTTTAAGTCCTCTCTTTGCTAAAAATGTTGAATATCAGGTTCGACGTAATGGTATAGATGCAGTTGCTGCTTACCTTAACGCGGATGTCGATGTAATTGGTTTAAGTGCTACGTCTGAACGTGAACCTCGCGTTAAGGATAAAGAAAAGTTACGTCAATATTATAAGGATGCATTTGGTGATGCAGAATTTGCACGAGAACTTACATCAAATAAGAAAAAGTCTGATTTAGGTGCTGGTATTAATGAAGACTACGCTGAAATGGGCGTAAAAAGTGGTGACGAAATGAATGTTAATTATGAACCTGAATTAGAGGCCGATGATGTTGAAGGTGGTCTTGAAGGCGGTAATGATGAAAATTCGGTTGGTTCTGGAAGTCCTGATACTACTGCTTCGTTAGAAGTTAGAAAAGCTAAAGCTCGTATGGCTGTTGATTTTTCTCGTCTTGCAGCAAGTCGTGGATTAATACCATTTACTAAATCGGCTATAGCCAGTTATGCTCAGAAAGTTGTTTCTTACGATGATGCTAAGTTCCAAGCACAAAAAGAGTTAATTGAGTCTATGCCGTTAGTGAATGAAGCGGCTCTCAAGGAAGCTAGAATTCCTGAAAATGAAGAAACTGAATCTGGAATTATAGCTAATACTCATGAAGCTGTTCGTAATCCTCAGAATCAAAACGTATCTACAGAGGGCGTATCTCAAGAAGTTAGAGATGATGCAAAAATTGCACGAACTGCGGCTATTGTTCCTCAGCTTCATGTTAATTCTTCTTTACAAAAAGAATCATTTATTAATTACTTAGATACATATACCAATAGACTTCGCAAAATGGGTCTGGACCCTGAATCAGAATCGTTCAGAAAAGTAAGGCCGCATTATCGAAAACGGTAAAATGTTAAATAACTCGTTAAATCGTAAATATTGTTTAAATATATTTTAAAGAGGTAAATTATGAGTAAAGTATTGATGAATCGTGTGTTTGCAAAGGACACATTTAAAGTTACAGCAGCAACTGTGAATACTGGGTGGCTTCCTGGTCAGTTTTTCACACTAAATTCGTTAGGAGAAGCATCTTTAGCTTCTGGCGATAATGCTCTGTTCATGGGCGTTGACCCTGCTAATACTACTCAGCTTGGTCTTGCTACTCCGCCTACTGGTTCGTTATTAACTGGTATTTATGGTGCTGGCTCTAAAGTGTATATTAACCATAGTGCAGAGGTTAAAGCTGGTAGTTCAAGCCGTGCTTACGATTCTAGTGTTGAGAGTGCTGCTGTTGGTGCTAATTTGTGGGTTAATGCTAGCGGTAAGCTGACTGCTACTGTTGCAACAAGTTCTGTTATAGCTAAGTTGATTCAAGTTCCGTCTGCTGATAATGATTATACACTTGGTGTTTTATTCCGTATATAATAAAATACGGTAATTATTATAGCTAAATAGGTTTTGGTGGTGTACCTAAAATAAAACACCACCAATTATAACTGTGATTTTAAATCACAGACAATATGTAAAACATTTTATATTAAGGAGTAATAATATGAATACAAATAGACCTCAATCTGGGTTTGCTACTCAGGCAGGTGCAGTAACTGGTGCTCAGGATGCATTTGACACCTTTCAGAATTCTATAAGCGTTGACCAGGTGTTTGATGCATTACAGACTGAAGCTGGGCGTCAGGCAGTAGGTGCTCAAATGGCTGTTCCTATTCGTGAACAGTTAGACTATGTTGGAGTTGCGAGAAAATTTCTTGAGATAGACGTTCTTGCTCAAGGTCAGATTGTTAGGTACGACCGCGATATTAAAAAGCAGGTCAATGCTTTCGTTGTTGCAAAGCAAGGAAGTGTTGATGCTGTTAATATTAATGCGGAATATGTTGAACCTACCACTTGGGAAATATTTGCGGATGCAAATATTCGATTGTCTGAAATTCAACAGCGCAGGTTCAATATTCTTGACCGTACTCAAGAAGCATTGAAAATTGCTGTTCAAGAACAGGAAGACTTGCAGTTCCTTGCGTTACTTAACAGTACTACTGCTGGTAATTTAAACAATGTTCCTTATACTACGGGAACAGCTGGTGCAAGTAAGGTCTTTTTGAACGATTTATCTGCATCTATTATGGATTTTGATTTACCGCAGTATGCATTCTTAATGCGATTCCGTTCATTTGCTGATATTCGTGTGTGGTCTACTAAAGATTTAGACCCTGTGTCTCTCCGTGAAGTTCTGGAAACTGGTCTCTATGGAAGTATATGGGGTATCGACTTAATTGTTAGCCGTCTCGTTCAGAAGGGTTCTGTTTATGCTCTCGCTGAGCCTCGCTTCTTTGGGGTTATGCCAGTTCGTACTGAACTTATTTTAATGCCTGACGATAATCCTAAGCAAGCATCAATTGGCTATGTGGCTTACGAAGAAATTGGTATGGCTGCATTAGTTGCTAATGGTGTTGCTCGTGGATTGCATAGTGGTACAATAGTTCAGTAAAATAAGTTTTCATACAGTATAACATAACATATGTTATAGTATGTAAACCAATGAACAAACCTGTTAAAAGGGAACAGACCAATTTTCATTAGGTTTGTTCCCTTTTTTATTAAAAAAGGAACTTCGTTATGGCATACCAATTAACTACAGAACAAAAATTTTTTGTTGATATGCTTAGGTCTAGATTATCAATGAGAACTCAATTAGCATCTGGTTCAAATTATAGACTTCCAGGTCAATTGAGTGACGATGAGCTTTGGGAAGATTTTAGATTAGGATTGAATTGGTTTAATACATTTCCTCCAATTACTACTACATTTACATCTGCTGATTTATATCAAGGTGCTGCAAATCCAACATTAGAAGATAATACATCTATACTTACAACTGCGGTAATGATGTGTGCCGAATTTTTTGTTGGTATACGTTTGCAATGGTTTGAAGCAGGTGTGCATTTTGAATACAGTGATAATGGCATATCATTAATGCGTAAAAAACAGCAAGATTATGCTAATATAGGTGCTGGAGCAATTTTATCATTTATTACAAATACATTACCAGTATTACGTAAAACTATAGCATTTCAGAGAATTGAACCGAAGGGACAGTTCTCTGGCATGGTATCATTTCCTCGAAGTCTTACGAGAGGTCTTCGTGGTACACGACTTGGTATGGGTAGTTAATGAATTTATTAAATAATAATATAATTTTAAAACCAGAAGTTTTAAGAAAAAAATCTATTATAAATACACCAGAACAATCTGGTCCTATTACATTTGAATCTTTAGGTCAATCATCAAATGATGTATCTGGAACATCTATTACTGTACCAAAACCAATAGGATTAGTTAGTGGAAATTTAATGTTAACTATAATATGTGCTAGAACATTTTCTGGTGGTCATTCATTTAATGGAGTACCATCTGGATGGACAATAATAGCATCAGCAGAAAATGTGCCCGCTGCTATTGGTATTGCTTGGAAAATTGCTAATTCGTCTGATGTTGCTGCTTCTTCATTTTCTTTTAATTTTAGTCCTAATGATAATGCTGCGCAAAATATAGGTGGTGTTATATTAAGATTTTCTAATACTAATCAAACTAATCCTATAGGTGTAATTGGAACTCCAAGAGCATCTAGTGGTGGTGGCGACGGTTTTATAGTTAAAGCAAATAGTATATCCACTGTTATAGATAAACCTATACTATGGATTTTACAAGCTACATTTAATAATACACCTCCATCTACTAATTGGTCAACATTAAATCAATCTATAACGTGGGCTACTATATTTAATAACACGTTTAAATCAACTGCAAATTTTAAAGCACATATAGGTATTGGTTTAGGAACAACTGTAGCAAATGGAATAACAGGAGAAGGAAGAGTAACACATAATGATATTACTTATACTAGTTATGCTACGTTATTAACATTACAATAAAATTTGTTCTATGAAAAATATAATTAGTTAATGAGGGGCAAGTGTGTGTGTAGAACTTTAATGGATAAGGATAATTATGTGTGTACATGAATATGAAATAACTACTATGAATTACTTAAAAACATTTTCATTGCCAATATATAATTCTATAAATTCAATATTAGAATTTAAATGGTTTAAATCCATAATAACTTGTATAATATCATTTATATCATTTTTTATACACTCTAATGTATTAGGTGTAGGAGTGCTTGTTGGTTTAGTGATTATTGACCAAATAATAGGTGTATATATAGCACTTAAAAATAGAACTTTTACTTCAAGTTCATTTAGAAATGGTCTTATTAAGTTATTGTTATATTTAATAATAGTATCTGTATTTCATTTATTATCTTATGTTAATCCAGTGTTTAATTTTCTAGGATTAGATACAGCCGCGCTTACATGGTTAGCTTTAACAGAAGTTATTTCAATTGTTGAAAATAGTTGTATAATTTTAAATTTACCATTTCCTAGTGGTATATTAGATAAATTAAGAATTTTTTCTGTACAAAGAAAAAGGGATAAAAGTGATGTCCAATAAAGCTATTATTATTTTAACTCAAAGAAATAATGCAGAACATTGGGATATTACTATTGATAAGGGTGCTTCATTCGTATTACCAATATCATTTTTAGAA